GTCGAGCAACCTGTGCGTGAAAGTCATAAGCAGCGATTCCCTCGCCAATGGCTACACTATCAGATGCAAAACAACGATGCACACCTGATTGGCACACCGTTAAAAGATTGGTACGCAGCTCGCCCTGAAGATATTAATCAGATGCAGCTAGAAGAATTGAATATTGTGAAGTTTCAGACTGTTGAGCAAGTCGCTACAGCCTCAGATATGCAACTTCAGAAAGTAGGAATGGGCGCAGCAGGTTTGCGTGAGAAAGCTAGGAGCTTTTTGTTGAATAAAACAAGATCAGACGGTCACTCTGAAATTGAAAACACCAAAAAAGAACTAGCAGAACTCAAAGAGCAGCTCGCAGCGTTGATGGCTAAAAAAGAAGTTGGTAGACCAAAGAAAGAGGAATAAATGTCCACAATGCTGCAATTAGTCACGCAAGTGACCAACGAGCTAGGTGTCTCGACTCCTGCGTCAGTAGCTGGTAACACCAATCAGGACGTTATCCAAATCCTAGCCTTGATGAACGCATCAGGCTACGAGCTACTAAAGAAAGGCGATTGGCGCAGGCTTTCAAAGCAGCATTTGTTTACAACCTCATACACCAACACAACTGGTGACGTTGCTCTTAATACTTACACAATCACGAACATCCCAAGCACCGCTGGGCTTGATACGACTTATCAAGTCACAGGCAACGGGCTTGGGAACGCTACATACATCGTAAGCGTTGATTCAGCTACGCAAGTCACAGTCAATCAACCGTCAACAGGCAACTTTGTCGGCACTGACTTGTGCTTCATGAAAGTAAAGTATCCGCTTCCTGCTGACTATGATGCGACAATCCCTCGTACACATTGGGATAAGTCAAAGCATTGGGAGATGTTAGGCCCTGAAGACGCACAGCAATGGGAATGGTTGCTTTCGGGGTATATCTCGACTGGCCCTCGCATTCGGTGGCGCTTGTTGGGTAACACGTTTCAGATTTGGCCCGGTGTCTCAACCAATGAGCTACTAGGCTACGAATACCGCTCGCAAGCATGGGCAGAGGCGGCAGACGGTACACCAAAGAACTCGTTTACAGCGGATTCTGACACCTGTATCTACCCTGATCGCCTAATGGTGTTGTCTACAAAACTGAAGTATTTTGAGGCAAAAGGCTTTGATACGACAGCGATGTTCCGCAATTACATGACAGAGCTAGAGACGATATTGGCGCAGGACATGAGCGCTGCGAACCTGTCGTTTGCGCCAAGACCGGGCACAGTGCTGATTGGCTACGACAACATTCCTGACCAAGGTTACGGCCCGAACTAACATGGCTACACGCAGAGGCATCAATCAGTTAGTTCAACACAATGCTGCAAAAGTAGCGTCACTTCCTGCGCCTATCGGTGGTTGGAACGTGCGTGACTCGATTGCAAACATGGACGTGCTTGATGCTGTCCAGTTGACCAACTTATTTCCGTCTGTGAATAACGTGGTGCTGAGACCCGGCTACACGAAACACGCCACAGGTCTAGGCGGTCAAGTGCAAACTTTGATGGGATACTCATCAGGCGCTACAAACAAGCTATTTGCTTGCGTTGCTGATGAGGTTTATGACGTTACTGCGTCTGGGCCTGTCGGTGCGCCAGACTTGTTTGGACTGTCCAATGCAAAGTGGGAATATGTCAACGTCACAACGCCTGCTGGCGGCTATTTGTACGCTGTAAACGGCTTTGATGACCCCATTATTTATGACGGTTCGACATGGATTACGCCAACAATTACGGGCGTGGATCAAACTGACTTAAACAACATCACGACATTTAAGAATCAGGTTTGGTTTACTGAAAACAACACGTTGAAAGCGTGGTATTTGCCAACCTTGTCGATTCAAGGCGCTGCAAACTACATTGACATGAGCGCAGTCGCTCAGTTAGGCGGCTATCTTGTAAGCGTAGGCACATGGACGATTGACGCAGGCTATGGCGTTGACGATAACCTCGTGTTTATCACGTCTAACGGCGAAGTAATTGTCTACAGTGGCACAGACCCTAGCGATGCGACGAAATGGGCGCTAGTGGGCGTTTGGCGTGTTGGTAAGCCTGTTGGCAAGCGTTGCATGATTAAGTACGGCGGCGATATTGTCATTTTGACGTATAACGGCGTTTATCCGCTTGCAGCTAGCTTACAGTCTTCACGTTTAGACCCTCGTATTGCGCTTTCTGACAAGATTCAGGGCGCATTTGCATCGGCAACGCAAGCCTATGGCGATACTTTTGGCTGGCAAATGATATTTGACCCAAAGCACAACGCTTTGAGCGTCAATGTGCCAATTGCGACGGGTCAGCAACAGCAATATGTGATGAACAACATCACGAAAGCATGGTGCAATTTCACTGGTTGGGCAGCAAATTGCTGGGAAATCTTTGAAAACGAGCCGTATTTTGGTGCTGATGGCTATGTTGCACACGCATGGGACGAAACCTATGCTGATGACGGTGCAAACATCAACAGCAACGCATTCCAAGCGTTCAATTACTTTGAATCTCGTGGTGTTAAAAAGTATTTCACACGAGCAAGACCTAGTTTGTTCACAAATGGCGCTCCCTCAGTCTTTGTCGGCATGAACGTCGATTTTGACCTGCAAGACACGACTGCATCACTAGCGTTTTCGCCTAGCAACTTCGGGTTGTGGGACACAGCGTTGTGGGATAGCTCATATTGGGGCACAGAAAACATTATCAGTAACAACTGGCAAGGCATCACAGGCATTGGCTACTGCGGGTCTACTCAATTTAAGTCAGCTTCACAGGGTGTAACTATCTTGTGGGCATCAACCGACATTGTGTACCAAACCGGATGGGCTGGAATATAGTTGAAGGCGCTGAAATCGGCGCTTGGGTTGCGGATCGAATTGCTGGTGAGTTTTACTCTAAGACGAGTAGCGCTATCGGGCTGATGAAAGATGGCGCAATCGTTGCAGGCGTGATTTACGAAAATTGGAATCGAGCATCAATTTTCTGTCACATTGCGATTGAAGGCAGGATGACAAAAGCGTATTTAAAAGCGATTTTTGACTATCCGTTTAATGCTTGCAATGTAAAGAAAATTATCGTTCCGGTGGTATCTAATCACGTTAAAAGTATAAAATTAGTAACAAATATGGGTTTTACCGAAGAAGCTAGAATCGTTGACGGTTCGCAAGACGGTGACATTATATTTTTGACAATGACAAGAGAGAATTGTCGATTTTTAGGGGTTCGTTATGGGTAAGTCAGTTTCAACGCCACCAGTGCCAGATTATATGTCTCTTGCAAAACAGCAAGGGCAAGAAAACTTAAAAGCGGCTGAAACTACTTCACGTTTGAGCAACCCAAACATGATTACTCCGTTTGGTACGCAAACAATTACTTATAGCAATCCAACTTTTGACGAAGCTCGCTACAACGCTGATCTAGCAAACTATCAGCAAAAGACAAAAAACATCAACCGCAACGCTTTTTATCAAACTGGCGGCGGCGGTGGTGATGGCGGTACTGAATACACATACTTTGATGACGCTGCTTATCAAAAAGCGCTGAAAGACGCAGGTGCTGCGCCTGACCGCAATGCGTATTTAGGCCCAAGCATCCCAACGGTTACGCAACAATTAACACCAGCAGCGCAAGCAACGCTTGATGCACAACAACGTGTTCAGCAGCGCCTTGCAGAGCTTGGTGGCACAGCAATGGACAATGTGCAAGCTACGTTGTCAACGCCATTTGTACCTACTACAACTGAAATCCAACACGATTTTGGTGGTTACAAAGACGTGCCTGACGCCGCAAAATACATGGCAAAAACAGAAGTGCCATTGCAATACGCAATTGACACAAGTAGCGCAGCAGCAATGCCAATCAACGCAGGCACGACAGCGCAAGAGCTAATTCTTCAGCGTTTGAACCCTACGTTAGAAGCTGGCGATGTTTCGTTTAGACAGCAATTGGCAAACCAAGGTCTAACGCCTGGCACAGAAGCATACGACAAAGCGTTTCGCAATCGTGAGATGAGCAAAAACGACTTGTACAACCAAGCTGCGTTGCAAGGCATCAACCTTGATATGGCAGCTCGCAATCAAACTGTCAACGAATTGCTAGGGCTTGGCAACTTTGCAAACCAAGCGCAACTAGCAGGTGCAGGGTTGTATAACCAAGCAATGGGTC